TAATTACGGAGTCTATGTTTGGCAGATGCCAGACAAGTCTATTGTACGTGATGAAGATGGCAACACATTAAGCATCCCGTCAATGCGTGGAGATATTAGACAGATTCAGAAGTTAAAGAATGCAGCAAGACAAGAAGGTTTAACAGAAGGAAGACCCTTATTCTTTTCTGGACATAGGCAAGTTACTGAAGAAGAGCTTGAAGAACAGAAGGCTCGGGCGGAACTAGGATTAGTTCCCGATCCACAAGATCTACCAGCAATGATGGAATATGTAAAAGAAATGAGGGAGATGAAACTTGGCTAAATTAACAGTAGCAGATGAAGACGAAGACGGCACAGTATATGCTTATAATGGACAAGACTATAATTTAGTTACTAAGTCAGAAGATACCTTTCCCGACCCATTTGATGTAACTTGGGATGAGATTAAAAAATCAGAAGGCATTAATGAAAATTTGCGACGTAGAGCAAATAGGTTGGAAAAATCTTTTACTGGTCAAGGCGATGCAAAATCTAAAAAGCTTGACCCACTTGATTTAACTGGTTATTCATTATTTCAAATAGTACAGCCTCCATACAACATGCTTTATCTTGCACAACTTTATGATATCTCTCCCTATCATCATTCTGCAGTAAATGCTAAAGCAGCAAACGTAGTTGGCTTGGGATATAAGTTTGAAAATACTTGGTCAACAACTCAAAAAATTGAAGAAGTGATGGATAACAATAAAAAGTTAGATAAACTTCGTTCAAAGATTGAACAATCAAAAGTTGCTTTAAGAGAGTACGTCGAAGGCCTTAACTCTGATGACTCCTTTATTGAAACTATGAAAAAAGTTTATATTGATTTAGAATCAACAGGTAACGCCTATCTTGAAGTAGGAAGAACCACAACTGGTAAAATTGGTTACTTAGGTCACATACCAACAACTACAATGCGAATTCGTCGTCACCGTGATGGGTTTGTTCAGGTAGTTTACAACCGCTACACTTTCTTTAGAAATTTTGGAGATACCGAAACACCTGATCAAATTGGTACGGATCCACAACCAAATGAAGTAATTCATTTTAAAGTATTTACTCCATCAAACACATATTATGGTGTTCCAGATATTCTTTCTGCAAAGAATGCATTAGCGGGAGATGAGTTTGCTCAGAGATTTAACTTGGATTATTTTGAAAACAAAGCAGTCCCAAGATATATCATTACTGTTAAAGGTGCAAAGCTTACTGCTGACTCAGAGCGTAAATTGCTTGAATTTTTCCAGACTGGCCTTAAGGGTAGAAACCATAGAACACTTTATATCCCGTTGCCTTCAGACGGAGAAAATAGTCGTGTAGAGTTTAATATGGAGCCAATTGAGGCGGGAGTGCAAGACTCTTCATTCAAGAACTATGCAGTAGAAAATAGAGATCGTATTCTTATTGCTCACCGTGTTCCAGTATCAAAAATTGGTATGCCACAAGGTGTATCCTTAGCAAATGCTAAAGATGCTGATAAGACATTTAAAGAGCAAGTTTGTCGCCCAAGACAAGAAGAGCTTGAGGTTAAAATCAATAGGATTATTCAAGAGATCACTACTGATTTTGTTTTAAGATTTAATGAGCTTGCACTTACAGATGAAGAAACTCAATCAAGAATTGATGATCGTTATCTTAAGGATCAAGTAATTACACCTAATGAAGTTCGTGCTCGTAGAGGCATGGCACCATTAAGTGGTGGAGATGAAGTTCTTATTATTAATCCTAAAGCAATGCAGGATGCAGCTTCTGATGCAAGTGGTAATAAAACCAGAAGTCAAGACAGAACATTAAACGCTCCAGATAAAATGGGCACAGCTAGAAATGCTCAAGGAGAAGGAAGACAACAGGAGTAACTTATGGCTACAGCACTAGATGTTTTAAATGTTGCTCGTAGCCAAATTGGTTTTTATGAAGGACCAAATAATGAAAATCCATACGGTGATTGGTATGGTATAAAAAATGCTCCTTATTGTGCAATGGGAATTAGTTGGTGTTTTGCACAAGTTGGATTATCAAGTTTAATTGCTGCACAAACACCAAAAGGATTTTCTTATAATCCAGCTGCATTAACATGGTTTCAGCGTCAGGGTTTAATTGTTAACAAAATGCAAATGCAAGCTGGTGATTTGGTCATGTACGACTGGAACGGTGACGGGGTACCAGATCACGTAGAGTTATGTGAAGCCGCAAGTCCTGGAGGATTTACAACAATTGCATTTAATACTGGAAACCCAAATGATCCAACAAAAGAAGGATGTTTTAGGGTTCATAGAAATTATCTTTTTGTAATTGCTGTAATAAGACCAAAATACCCAATTCCTTTACAACCAGCAGTATCTAAAATTACAAGTAAAAAAGCAACAGCAGGAGTAGCTGCAACAGCAACTGCACTAACTGGTGGAATGATTGCTACACATCCAGGCACTACTTCATCAAGTACAATATCACAACCTATAACAGTTTTTGTTGCTCCACCATTTCCAGCATCTCAAGCTTCTTTTGCAGTAGGACAAACAAATGATGCTGTTTGGACTGTACAAAAAGCCTTAGAAAAAGCGGGGCTTTTGCCAAAAGCTTACGATACTGGAACAATGAACAACCAAACTTTTACAGCTTTAAGCCAATATGAAAAGAAGTTAGGGATCAGTGTTTCTAATAATGCAATGCCCCAAATTATTTATGATAACTTAAAGGCAACGTTATGAAGATAAAGCATCATTTTAAGTTTCAAATATTGGATGCAAAACAGCTAGCTATAGCAGCTACAGGAGCATTCTCCACGTGGGCTGCAACGGGATTTCAGCGTGATTTACCACATCTAGGGTATGTTTTGGTGGGGTTTATAACTGGAGGCCTTGTATCTCATAATTCAACCTTTGACCCTGGCGTATCAGCACCATCTCATATTGAAACACCATATGCCAATAACATAAATGATCATTCAGATGTAGTTCCAGAACCCGCTTCAGAGATCGGGACTTATAAACCAGAGGGCACTGATGTAAAAAGAGTCATAAAAATTAATTCTGGAATTGTGAAAAAAATCACCTAAAATTATGCCTTATTTAAAAAACTTGATATTATTTGTATACATATGGAAATGAATAAAACGTACTGGAATAACAGCGAATCGTCACTAGCCTTATCCTTCCCTATCACGAAGGTTAATAAGGAGAAAAGAACTGTTTCTGGTTTTGCCACTCTTGACAATGTAGACCGTCATGGAGACATAGTTACAGCAGAAGCCAGCAAAAAAGCATTTGATAATTTCAGAGGAAACATACGTGAAATGCATGGTCCATCTGCAGTTGGAAAAATGATTAACTTTAAGGAAGACTCTTATTTTGATAAAGAGACTGGAAAGAAATATAGCGGAGTTTATGTAACTGCATATATTTCTAAGGGTGCACAGGATGCTTGGGAGAAGTGCCTTGATGGTACATACTCAGGTTTTTCTATTGGTGGCAATATTATTGGTACAAAGATGGAGAAAGATGAAAGTGGAGAAGATCGTAGAATTATTCACAATTATGATTTGCATGAACTTTCACTTGTTGATTCTCCAGCAAATCAATTGGCTAACTTTTTCTCTATTCAAAAAATGGCAGAAAATCTTGTAACCGAAAATGTTTTTTGGTGCAAAACTGATGAGGTTGTTTCAACATCAACAACAACAACAAAAGATTGTGTTGTTTGCGATCATCAGATGGAAAACGTTGGTTGGGTAGAACAATCAGATATTGAAAAATTTGAATCAATCGAAAAAGTTCTTGATTCTTATTTTGCTAAAGATGATGCCCCAACATCATCACACGAAGCAACGGAGTCAGCAGCTCCAGGTTTGGCGGGAAATGTAAATGTTATTGATTCAACAGTAGCAACCCTTATGTATCCTGATCAAAATAAAAAAGATAAAGTAACCAAGAGTGACGAAGTTTCACTCGGTGAAGGAGGTAACACAATGGCAGAAGATACAGATGCAACAATTGAGAAGTCAATTGATGCAGAGGCTCCAGCCGAAGAAGTTGCGGTAATTGAAGAGGTAGCAGTTGCTGCTGATGATTCAGTTGAGAAAGCCGTATCTATTTCAGAAATTGAGGATTCACTTGATTTTGAAAAGGTTGTCAATGATTTGAAGACCTTCTTGGGCGAGTCACTAAATAAGAACTACTCAGAGAGTTCACAAGCAGTTGCTGCTATTACCAAGATGTTTGAGGAAACATCAGTAAAGGTAGAAAAGCAAATTGCTGAATTGGGCGAAAAGTATGAAGCCCTAAATAAGACAGTTACGGATATGTACGGAAAAATTGAGTATGTAGATAATCAGCTCAAGGGATTCGAGTCCGCATCTGCAGTTAAGAAGTCCAGTGACCTTAACGGATCATTGGGTACTAAAAAAATAGAAAAAAGTATATGGCAAGGAGCCTTCCTCAAAGGTTAATAGCTTAAAATCTACAAAAAAAATAAGGTGGTGAAATAAAAAAATGAGTAATGAACTTCTACAAAAAGTAATTGATACAACAAATCTAGGTTCTGATGCAGTTAACGCTTCAACAGATTCAGCAACACTCAGCGGTAATGGTCTCCTCTATCCAGATCAGGCTAACCGTTTCCTAGATTACATGTGGGATGCAACGATTCTTGCTAAGGCAGCTCGTACAATCCGCATGCGTTCAAACACAACAGAAATTGATCGTGTCGCAGTAGGACAGAGAATTATGACAGTAGCACAAGAAGATAATCCACGTGATTATGTTAATGCTGGTGGTTCACAATTTACATCAGTTGGTGCAACATTTGCAAAAATTTCTTTGACAACACGCAAGCTCCGTTTAGATTGGGAACTTTCTTCAGAGTCTCTAGAAGACAACGTTGAGGGTCCAGATCTTGAAGATCACATTGCACGTTTGATGGCTACCCAGGCTGGTAACGACATTGAGGATCTTCTAATCAATGGTACTGGTACAGACTCTGGTTTGATGTCAGCGTTCAAGGGCTTCAGAGCACTTGCAAACGACAACGCACACGTTGTTGACGCACAGGGTGTAGGACTTGACAAGGCTGTATTCAACCTTGCAATCAAGACCCTCCCACGTAAGTACAAGCAACGCCGTAATCAGCTTCGCTTCTTCACAGGATCGAACTTGGTTCAAGATTATCTTTATAATCTAACAGCTGAGACCTCTTCAGGTTTCACACCATTTGATATCGCTTCAGGTATCATCCGTGGTGATGTTGCTGCTAACGATGGTGGCCCAGGTACAGTAACTCCATTTGCTTTTGGTATCCCAGTTATCAACGTTCCGTTGATGGATGAAACCCTAGCAGGAACTTACAGTGATGCAACAGGTCTGCACGGAGATGTCCACTTGACATTCCCACAGAACTTCATCATTGGTATCAAGCGTGATGTAACTGTTTATCGTTTGTTCCAACCAAAGAAGGATACAATCGAATACACACTCTTCATTCGTGTTGGTGCACAGATGGAAAACTACGACGCACACGTTCTCGTAAAGAACGTTAAGGTCGCAGGTTCAGTAGCTTCAGG